CAAAGAGCGCGTCACCATCATAGATGGAATCGGTTTCTTTGAACACCTTCCGACGCTGTTCCAGTGTAGCCCAGTAGTCCGCAAGGGCAGATGTTGGTTGCTTTGCTGCCCGGATGCCCAATTTTGAAAAGAAAAAGTTGCTGCATCCGGCGCAGATCGGGCCGTCCGCGCTCTTCTCGCGGTTCAGCAGGCCCAGCTTGCCGCCGCAGACAGGACAGTCATTTGCCATAATAAGCACCTCACATATACAAAAAATAGGCAGCCAACCAGCTGCCGGAAAACTAAGTTATCAAAGAAAATGCCAAAGGAGGAAAACAAAGTGGAAGAAAATAGCACAAAATTGATGAAAGACACCCCGGAATGTGTTATACTTGAGAAAATCAAGCTTGCACTTTCCCTTGGCATCGACGTGGATAAACTCTTAAAGGAGGCAATGCAAAATGTCGAGTAATGTTCTTCTTTTCATCATCGCCGTGTTTGTTATCGCGATGTTTGCGATTCTCGCTTACGAGTTCCTTGATCTCAATGACTTTGCACTTTTTCAGTCTAATCCCAAACAGGAGCCGGAGCAAAAGTGCGTCGGCATCCCTTTAGAGTACCTTAAAACAGAAGTTACTTATAAAGGTGTTACCCTAGCAGACCTTATGGAGTTGTGCCCCGACACGCATTTCCATATTAAAGACGGCCTTGGCGGATACCTTTCCATTACACTCGGCAGCAAAGAAGCAAGAGCACCGCGCAAATACAGATCTGTATACGTTACCAGCCTTGACCCTTGCTCCTATGAGCTGGAAGTTTCAGACTCTTCGCTCCTTTGAGTCACCAAAAGCGTCAATAACGTACTCACAACAGCAGAGATCACCGCAATGGCAGCGCTTTGAAAGAACTGTCTGCGGCTGATTCTCTGCTTTCTTTGTTGGTCAACAAAATAAGTTTTTCCTTTATCCGTCAGCCTAACAACAGCGGGATTGTTTTCTCCTATGCGAACACTTGGTTCAATACCTTCTACTTTTACATATCCATCAGCACGAAGAATCGACAAAACCGAGTCAACATTTTCTTCTCCTACGACCCGATTTAAGTACGCCTTTCCTAAATAACCATTACGATTTTTACTTTCATAATAATCATAAATGGCTTTGATGGACTTTTCTTCCTGTTTTAGATTAGCCATTCCCGTTACCATCCATCATGTTTAAGGCTGCATCAATGGAAATGTCCAGCGAGTTTAGAAAAGCTTCCTGCTGTTTTGTCGGCAACTTTCTCAGCTTATCTAATATAGTATAAGCTTTTGCTTTCACATCTGCATCCAGCTCACTCTCTTCACTGGGAGTGGGCTTTTCTTTTTGCTCAGTTTCACCGGTGAGCTCCTCAGACGGAACATTAAAAAATGTGGCAATTTTTTCAATCGTCGCTTTTCTTGGTGCTGATCCATTGCTCCATCTGGTGACGACAGAGCGCTGAAAGCCCATTTCTTCCGCAACGGCTGACGGAGATTTCCCAATCTTGTTACAAAGGCGCACAAAGTTCAAGTAAAACAAAATGACACCTCCGTTTTTGTGCAAACATACAAAAGTGAACAAACGCAACAAAATGTCTTGACTGTTGCGTTTGTTTGCACTATACTGTTCTTGTTGGATGTAAACAAACGCAACACAAGAGACGCCTAAAACAATAGGCATTTGCTTGTTAGCTATTAAGTACTTCGCACCTACATAATAGCACGTTTTGTGAACATTTGCAACAAGTATTTTGACACGGCGACAAGAAAAAATCTGCCTGCGGTTGTTTCACAGACAGATTTTCCACCGATTTGTAACCAGAACGCACTTGCACCCCTGCGGTAATGCAAACGTGCTTGTTTGCACATCTTTTGCGCCATGCGCGGCGTAAAAGTAACGCCGGGGCTGCAAAAACAACTTACAGTGCTATGGGTGCGCCGCTTCCTTTGGCGGGTCGGCACCGCCTTGTAAGCCCTAGCGCTTCACGCACTTGCTTGTGTCTGGAACTGGCTGGCTCAAAAGTTTGGTCAATGAAATCACCGTCCTTTTGAATCAGTTTAACTAGGAGCCTTGAACAGTATAGCAAATCGGTGCGCTGTTGTCAATTTATTAACCAAGAACAGGGAGGTGGAAGAGTGCCTGAACCGTGGACTGGCCGCCTGATTGGCCGAATGCACAACAACGAAGTCACGCTGGATCAGCTTGCAGAACGTCTGGGGTGGACAAAGAGCTATTGCTCGATGATCCTGAACAGCAAGCGCAAGCCCAGCGGCATCCGCGAGAAGATGGAAGCCGCAGTCAGCGAACTGATCAAAGAAAAGGAGGCCAAAGCATGAGTCAAAACAAAAAGCCCAGCTGGAAAGAGCGAATTTCCAACTGGACCACGGCTGACTACATGATCGCATCCATCATCATCACGTCAGTCAACATAGGTATTGTAGCGTTTCAAGTGTTGCTGCTAATCCAAGTCATAGGAGGCAAGGCGCTGTGAAAGATTACCAAATTCAAATCCTTGCCCTCTGCATTGAGATCCTTGCTTTGGCTGTCATTTTACTAAAGCAATAATCATTGACACGATGGCTATTAGCATCATTGCGAAATTGTAGACCCTGTTAAAACGGTCGTTTTTCGCTTGCTCGATTTTGTATTGCACATAATCATCCCTCAGTTTTTGCAATTCGGCTGCGGTCTGAAGTTGAGCGTTGTCGATTTCCCGGCGCTTTTTCCAAACCGAGCCGTCCGGGTCAGCGACATTCACTCCCGGCGTTTTGTAATTGTAACGTTCAAGTTCGTTTGCACGCTGGTTGAAGTATTCCCACTGATTCAAAATCCCACCCCCTTCCCTGCCTATTATAACAGGCACCGGGGTGGACGACAAGAAAGGACAAAATATGGCAAACATTCAAATTTTTACAAGCCCCGAGTTCGGGGACATCCGCACGGTAGACCAGAACGGCGAGCCGTGGTTCGTGGGCAAGGACGTGGCGGCGGCGCTGGGTTACAGCAATCATCGCAAGGCTTTGATTGACCACGTTGACGAGCAGGACAAGGGGGTAACGAAATGTGACACCCTTGGAGGAAGTCAGGAAGTGACCGTTATCAACGAGTCCGGCCTTTACAGCCTGATTTTTGGCAGCAAGCTGGAAGGCGCAGTGCGGTTTAAGCGGTGGGTCACCAGCGAGGTGCTGCCTACCCTGCGCAAGACGGGCAGCTACATGATGCCCAAGCTCAGCAAGGAGATGCAGGCGCTGTTTATGCTGGACAACCGCACCCAGCGGCAAGAAGAGCGGCTCACCGCGTTGGAGAACACCATGACGGTGGATTACAACCAGCAGCGTGTGCTGCGCAAGGCCATCAGCCGGGCCGTCATTGGGGCGCTTGGCGGCGAGGACACCCCGGCCTACATTGACAACCACGTGCGCAGCAAGGTGTACAGCGAGTGCAACCACGATGTGCAGGACTGGTTCCGGGTGAACAGCGTGGGCAACATCCCCCGCAAGCGCTTTGACGAGGCGGTGGAGTATATCCAGCGCTGGAAGCCCAGCACCAACACCGTGATGCTGATCCAGCAGACCAACGGCCAGACCAGCTTGTTTGCCGCAGTTGCTGCCCAGAGGAACACCACTACCTCCGGGAAGCTTGTTAAGGAGGTATAAGCATGAAAAAAGTTATTGTAGGCGTAGTGTCCGTATTGGCAAGCGCTTTGCTGATGGCCGGATGCAATAATCAGGTTATTGACCTGACCTATGAATACAGCTGGGCACAGCTGAAAATGCCTGATGGAACGATTGTCGAGGGGAAATTGAACAGTTGGGACGATTACGAGGGCGACCAGCTGCAAGTGAAGATTGACGGCGTGACCTATCTGGTTCATTCGTCCAATGTTGTGCTGAGACATTGATAGAAAGGAGGACGCCATGCAGAAGCCGAGCCTTACGATAGGCGAATGCGTCCAGATCCTTCGGGACAACAACATCTCAAAGACCGAAAAGGTCTTGGGAGCACAGATCCAGGCGGGGCTGTTTACCAGCTGGGCGATTCCTTCCGTAGGAACAAAAGAGCCCTGCCCGGACATCTCCCGCGCCGGTTTTATGGCGTGGGTGAAGGACTTTTACAAGCTCGAAAAGGTTTATACAAAGGAGGAACCAAGAGAATGAGACTCAAATCGTTTGTCTCCACCGGCACGGTAGGTCTGCTGGCCATTATCGGCGCGGCGCAGGTATGGCGCTGGGCCTGCTCTTTGATGGCCGTTGCGCTGGCTTGCTGGGGTGGCTGGGACATCGCCGAGGCCGCACATGTCGCGCCTTGGATTATTGTTGCATCCACTGCCGGGCTGGCGATGTCGTTTTATGGGATGTATGAGGACAACAAACGGTATAAGCGCAGCGGTTACAGCAAAATCGTCCGCAACCATGCCCGGAACCCGGAGTATCCGCAGGATGAGGAGAAGGGCGCATGAAGCTGGAAGAGTTGATTCGGCAGCAGGCCGAAGAGCACCTTAAAACAGCCACACGGCTTGCAACGGAGTCCGCGCTCACGGGAGACATCTGGCTGCGGGTCATCTGCCGGGAAAAATCAGAGGTCTATAGCGCGGCGGCAGATGGGCTGCTCACAGCCCTCCACGATGCGGAGGATGTCGCACATGGCTGATTACATCCACTATATCACATGGTACACCGTGTACAGCGCCAAGACCGGCGAGGTAGTGGCAGCAGGAACGTCCGCCATGTGCGCTGCGAAGCTAGGATACAAGACCGCCAACAGCTTTGTGTCTTCCGTTGGACACCGACGCCATGAAAAAAAGCATCCGCACAAGTACATTTTTGAGCAGGAGCGCATTGATCGTGCGGAGGTCGACTGTCTCCCTCCGCTTCGCCGTTACTGCAAAAAGACGAAAAGGGAACAGGAATATGAACGGTAGATATATGCGAGCCGCAGAGATTCGCTGGAATAAGCGACAGCCGGAACGGCTGCGGCACATCCATCGGGATGAAACTCAAAAACAGCAGGCTTCGTTCTGCTGCCATGCTTACCATAAAGGGGATCCTGGCAGATGCGATAAACTGGTTTTTTCCGGTTTTGACCCCGTGTTATCAAGTGTGCAGGCTCAGCATTGGGCGGACGAAAACTGGCCGCTTTATGACCATGTCGACGTCTTAGATTCTTCGGGCCGCAAGATTTACGGGAGGTGATACACATGAGTCAGACGTTAGCCCGAAGAGCCCGCATCAAAGACCTTTCCAACAAGGCCGAGGGCATTTTCCAGTACGTCGGGAACGACAATGTGCTGTTCCGACTCATCAGCACCGGCAACAAGCTCACCAGCGATGTCAACTATGCTGTGGCTCTGTTCACCGGCTTCGCCCGCAGCCATCAGCTGGGCAGTCAGGAGACCCGCCGCACAATCGACTCGATTTATCGCCGGGTCGGTGAGCTCATGTGCCTCATCGACATCGTTCATGCCGCTGCTGGCGAAGAAATCATGCCTGAGCCGTATGAATCCATAGATTTTTGTTACATGACCGAGTACCGCACCATGCTACGGGAGGCCGTCATTCGTGGGATGCCGGACAACTACAAAGGCCCAGCGCAGAACCCCTACACTGTCAGCCTTGTGCAGCCGGGCGTTGGCTACGGCGATGGTTACACACCGGACGAGTACGATGACGATTTCTTTGCCCGTTTCACTCGCCAGGAAGAACCCCGGGACCGGAAGCTCGTCTTCCGTTGCACCAAATCCGAGCTTGACGCCATCAAGCGTTATGCAAATATCATCGATATTAAATTTACCGAGGAGGAAATTCATCATGCCTGAGAAAAACCAGACCCCTATCGAGATGCTCAACCAGAATGCAGCTGTCGTCCAGAGCACCGAGGCGCCTGCGCCTGTTGCGCCCGCTGCACCCGCTCAGTCGCCGCGTCAGAGCTACGCCGAGAAGGTGCAGGGCCTGACCATTGACGAGCGCAACTGGATGCTTGCAAAGTCCAAAGCCGCCGCGATGGCACAGCTGCCCGAAGGTTTTCTGCCTCAGACCTACACTGGCAATCCCGGCGCGTGTGCCATCGCCTGCGAGATGGCCCTGCGCATGGGCGTCTCGCACCTTTTCGTCATGCAGAACCTTTACGTCGTCCATGGTATGCCCACATGGAGCGGCAAGAGCTGCAAGGCCCTCATCGACAACAGCGGCCAGTTTGCAGGCCGCACCCGCTACCGCATGGAGGGCGAAGAAGGCACCGACAACTGGGGCTGCCGCCTGATCGGCGTGGACAAGCTCACCGGCGAAAAGGTCGAAGGTCCGAAAGTCACGGTCAAGATGGCAAAGGATGCCGGGTGGTGGAACAAGAATGGCAGCTACTGGCCCAAAATGACCGAAATGATGCTCAAGTACCGCGCCGCCGCTTACTTTGCCCGCGCCGAGTGTCCGGAGGTCCTGATGGGCGCCAACATCGACTACGAGGTAGGCGCTGGCGACGCCGAGGAAGAGGGTGCGGCCCATGCTTAATGTTGTTGCGCTGATGGGCCGTCTGGTCTACGAGCCGGAATTGAAGACCACCCCGAGCGGCATCAATGTGTGCAGTTTCCGCATTGCCTGTGACCGCAGCTTTGCCCGGCAGGGCGAAGAGCGCAAGTCCGATTTTATCGACGTCACCGCGTGGCGGCAGACCGCCGAGTTCGTCTGTAAGTATTTCCAGAAGGGCAGCATGATCGCCATCGAAGGCAGCTTGCAGACCCGTCAGTACCAGGACAAGAATGGCAACAACCGCACAGCCACCGAGGTTCTTGCGTCGCAGGTGAGCTTTTGCGGCGGAAAGGCCGCAGAGAAGCCTGCTGTGCGCGATTTCGACCGGCAGACGGAAAATCATGTGCGCGAAGCAAACACCGCTCACAACGCCCCGCAGAAGTCTCAGAACGTACCGGAGTATTCGCAGGGCAGCGCAGACGACTTCTCGGTCATCGACGACAGCGAAGACCTCCCGTTCTAAGCCGAGAGCTGTGCTATCTGGCTATACGGGCGCGCAAAGGAGGTGATTGAGTGGCACAGGACGATAAAAAGTCATTTGTGGCGTATCTGAGCTGGTTCGACGCGCTGGAAGAATACTCCGACGCAGAGGTTGGGCAGTTGATGCGAGCTCTTGCACGGTATGCCAAAACCGGAGAAAAACCCGAATTTTCAGACCGTGGGATGCGTGTCAACTGGAAATTTATGTGCAGCGACGTAAAACGGGCGTCTGAAAAATGGGATGAAACCCGCAAGAAACGCAGCAACGCCGGAAAACGCGGCATGGCAAAGCGCTGGGGAAAGTCTGAAGACATAACAAAAATAACAAACGATAACAATGCTAATGACGACATAACAAAAATAACTGTAGATGTAGATGTAAATGGAGATGTAGATGTAGATGTAGATGGGGATGTAGATGTTGTAAAGCGCGATAACACCGCCGCCGTTGATATGGAGTTATCAAAAATCGTCCAGCATTACCAACGTGCTATCGGCGACTTCCCGCGTTCGGCGCTGGAAAAACTGCAAAAATGGCGGCAGGAGTACAGCACGGAGATGATTTTGCTGGCGATCGACAAGGCCGCAGAGGCCGGGAAGCGCTCGTGGAACTACATCAACGGCATCCTGTCTGGCTGGCAGCGGGACGGGATACGCACCCCGGGGGACGTGGCAGCGAATGAGCAGCGCCGACAAGAGCAGCCTCGCGGGAAGCAAGCCACAGAAAGCACCGCAGAAGCATACGCAAATATTTTCAAGGGGGTGAAACCGTGACAGTGGAGATGATGACAAAGCTCCTTGCGGACGCTGAGGCTTATTTTGGACGGCCTCAGACCGCAGAGAACCGCGCAAGCATCGCGGAGATCTGGGCGAACTCATCGCTCAAGGATGTGCCGGATGATATGGCCTATAAGACATTCCACGAGGTGATTTCGGAGTGCAGCTGGCAGAGCCAGCTTCTCCCGGCATGGAAAAAGGCCATCGAAAAGGCCCAGGGCGAGCAGATTCTGGTAAAGCGCTGCCTTGCTGCCCGCACCCGGATGCTCAAGTCCAGAGCAGAAAGAAAGCTTATTGGGCAGGAAAACCAGAACGGAGGACGAAATGCCTAGATACAAAGTCATCGTAGAGTGCAGCGGCCCGCACGGGAACGCGGCGCTTACATACCGGATCAATACCGCGAGTCAGTTTGCGGCAGAGTTCCGGGCCTGCCAGCTGGCGGGCGACCATTACCCCGAGTATCGGGACATCAAACCGGTGAGGACGGAGGTGCTGAAAAATGGATGAAGTAAGATTGATTGACGCGAACGCTTTGCACAAGCGTATTGAAATGAACCTTCGTGCCAGCAATCCGTTCACTATTGAAGAATGCTGCTATAAGGATGCCCTGAACAGCGTGGACGAGGCTACCACCATTGACCCGGAGAGCTTGCGACCGACATGGCGCGACCCTGAAAAGGACCCTCCGGAAGTCGAAACCGAAGTGCTGATTTTGTACCGCAACGATATTGACGGATACAGTATTACGACAGCGCACTATGAAGATGGGAGCGTTTTTTTACAAGATAGCGCATGGTATTGGGAAGACCTTCCCGATTGGGGAACATACGACGAGGAGCGAGACGACTACAAAATCCCAAAAGGCTGGTGGGAATACCGCCACTTCAACCCGTACGACGTTTACAACAACCAGATAGACCGCCCCGTGGTGGGCTGGATGCCGATGCCGCCGAAGGTGCTGAAAAATGACGATGACACCGTGTAAAGACTGCCCCACTCGTCACCCGGTGTGCCACGACACATGCCCCAAGTACGCCGAGTTTAAGCGCCAGCGCGGCGCGGAAGCCGCTTACACCAGAGAGATGCTGGACACAGGCAAGGTCTACCACTACGACCACGAGGACCGCCATCGGGAGCGGGGCCGCAAGAAGTACATGGGAGCGAACGGAGGAGCGGACAGATGAAAGTGCTTATCGCCTGTGAAGAATCGCAGGAAGTATGCAAGGCGTTTCGGGCAAAAGGCCACGAAGCCTACTCCTGCGATATTCAGGAGCCGTCCGGTGGACACCCCGAATGGCATATCCTCGGAGATGCGCTCAAGGCTATTGAGGGG